CACGGTTGACGACAGCAATCTCATAATCCTGGCCCATGAGTTTACTAGTGTTTTTCAACGCACTAGGGTCCACGGCGCCGGCCAGGCTGTCATCTCCGCCATAAATGCCTAGCTTCGACCAGGCAGTGGCGGCGTCACACTTAACTCCGTCTACAGTCGTATTACGCCACGCGCAGTAATCGATGAAAGCCGTCTCGAAGGAGTTAAAGTCTGAAGTTTCTTGAGATCCCGAACCGCGTGTATATCCCGAGTTGTACCTGCGACCTTCGGTTGTAACACCGGGCAAGCCAACTTGGGCATCCATGACCTCGTTGATCAAGGAGTGGTGTTGCGGGTGAAAATACCGCAACAACAATATGCGTTCGAGGATCCTTGCACGGCGCTTTATGTGCCCATCAAAGCGTGATCCGTCAGCAAGGACGCAGTGTGAGGCGGACGTAAGGATACGGCACACCCGCTCAGCACACTCTTTAGGCGTCATACCGAAAGCGTACCACTCTTGCTCCACCATGACTCCGTCGTGGAATGCATACATGATGGTAGCGTAGTCTAGCTTTCGGGGCATCTGTGAAATGTTCCGGGGGTCGCTGGGTTGAACAGCGGTCTCCTTTTTCACGAATGCCTGGATCAACTCCCGGATGAAAGAACCAGCGACACTCTGGTTATCCAGGATTGACCTCTGAGATGGCCTGTCTTGTTTGTCTCGCACCTCGTCGTGCCCAACGGGGTGTCCACGATGTTTGACCGGAATCAAAAACGTCGCGAACTCGACCATGTAACCGGCCAGCGAGGGTGGTATAGGCAATTCAACTTCCGACTTGTCACGGGAAATGAATGCTTCGACGCGCCCACCAATGCAGCGGTCATCGGAGGCAAGGCTAGACACGTAGGTGTAGCACGGGCCGATGAGCGGGCTGCCAAATGCCGTAAGAGGCACTTTTGCGTCGTAGTCATGCTTGGAAAACCGAATCGGTACCAAGCCAGCGTCCGGGGAGTAAACGACCGGAGGCGAATGCGGCACACCAGCTCGGATATAGCTGGCGATAATTGCGGCATGCCCAGGGGGAAGCTTGTCAGTAGGCAACCCGAGAGGACTAGATGGTGCGATGTTGCTAGCAACCATGGCCGGAGTGATCGGGACCTTGGCTACCA